GAACAACTACGTTCATGTGTTTATCAAGAGCACGTTGAAGTAAACCGATAATCGCTTCTGCCTGATTATCTTGTATTTTGCACTCATCAGGAAACTCATCCTCGTCTTCAGCGTCTAGGAATTCAAACTCATAGACTTCCTTGAACATTTGTGCATGCTTTATACAACCAAAGAATGTCGCAGGATCTTGAATGCGGATGAGCATTGCATTAGCGCCAGCGTCCATGTGAAAGCCAGTAGCTACATCACTCTTACTCACGTTCTCAATAAATCTCTGCGACATTTTGTTCTCCAATTACCAGCTAGACTGGTAGTAAAAATCACCCTTAGCAAAAGCTGGGTCTGCCAATGCTTTTGTCAATATCTCAACAGTGTGATTCAAATCTTTGATATACCACTCATCAATATCGGTACCACCGAAGAAAAATCCTGCCTGTGGTGGCAGCAACTCTTTGGCAAGTTTAGGTTTCTTCAACACTTCCTTACACACCTCAAGCAACTCTGTCAATTTCTCACGACTGACATACGTTTCTTGGCACTCATCAACATCACCTTGACAGTGATGCACAAACCAAGCATGAATAGCATTAGCCTTACGCCAGTACGCTACACGAAACGTAACTTCTTGCGCACCGTAGTCACCGTCTTCGTCACCTTCGATGCCGAATGCATCGTTGATCTTTTCAATACGCTCAGAGTCAACTGGATCGAAGTGCTTACTCAAGTATCGCTTGTTGCTCAGGTACATATCTAAACCCATGTCTATCTCCTTAAATTAAATTACAAAACCAGTTGTGTCTTTCTTGGCTTTTCCTTTAGCCTTCAGACCAACAATCACACCCTTAATGTCCAAGAAACGTAAGTCGGTTTCATCACCGTTAACCACAGTGCGACCGAGATATGTTTCTGGCACTTCACGAAACACAGCTGCCACGTTCATACCAGCTTGCAATGCTATACGCACATCCATATCGTTACCGTCAGCTTTACTGAAAGTCAAGTGATAGTTAGGGATATGCGAAACCTTGCGATTGTTCACTTTGGTGTAGTCATAGAATTGCACTTCAGGGAACATCTGGAAAATATTGCGACCGTCTAGGATCTCATACTTTTCCCATGCAATGTCTGAAGTACCATTCAAACGGAAGACGGGTTTCAAACCTTTCTTCTCGGCATACTTGATGGCATTGTTGATATCCTTGAGTAGTTTGCTCATAAACTCAGGACGATTTTCGAAAAACAATTTTGTTTTACGGATGCGTGCTTGCTGAATCACGTTGGTGGTTTCACCTTTCTTGAAGATGCCACCACGACCTGCAGTGTTCAAACATGCTGCTGTGCAACCAGCTGTACGTTTAGGGCACACTTCCTTACCCGACAAATCTGCAGGGGCAAAGTG